TGAAAAGTTGATAATGGCGTTGATTACTGGAATTGTCATTTTATCCGCCTGCTGTTACAGCGCCCGGACGGTAAATGTTATATCCATTCTGAGTACCTTCAGCAATGGCCTGAGTGACAGCCTTTACATATTCTTCAGTAGATAACATGCTACCTTCAACATTTACATACACATTAGTTGAGGAGTATGGAATACCAAAGCCAGCACTATTGCCAGCAGCATACGGATTGAACATCGATGATGAAGTACCTGCACCAGCATTAGATCCTGCTGCTAACAGAGCAGAGGCTTGCTCGGCTACTGCATTTACAGTTGATGGGTTGTAAGGATTGAACATCGAACTAGTTTGGGATTTGCCAGCAATATCGGCAGCAACACTAGTTTCTGTAGCAAGGGTAAGAGCAGCATCAGCTGAAGCTGCTAGTGCGTCTGTATTTTGTTGTGTGGCTTCTACGCTTGCTGCTGCTGAATCAGCCGCATCCTGTGCAGATTCTACTGCCGCTTCTACAATTGTGACTATCTGTTCATTTGTCGCATCTTTAGGGAATGTGTTTCCGCCACCATTGCCGCCATTACCCGGATCAGGCAATCCATCACCTGATGGTAAGTTCTTTTTTCCGCGTGGAGTTAAGTTGCCAGCAGCATCAATTAAGGCTGGCATTCCACCTAGAAGGGCAGCGGCAGCCTTTAGGCTATCTGCCCATGCTTCAAATGGGTTAGTTACTTGTGAGATCTCTGTGAGGCTCTTGGCAATTTCCTCATTCTTCTTCTGAATCTCTTCAAGTTTCTTTTGAAGTTTTTCAGCCTTTGTTGCATCTTCATCAGCAATGGCCTGCATAAGAAGTAGGCGAGTCTTTTCCTCTTCGCTGATCTTGCCCTTTAGAGCAGCAGCAATCTGGATCTTCTGTAAATCAAATACCGCTGAAGCCTTTTCAAGTTTAGCTTTATTAGCAGCAGCCAATTTGTCTGCCTTAGCCTTTGCAGCAGCAATAGCAGCAGCGGCTGCCTTTTCTTTCTTAATCTTGTCTTGAATAGCCTTTTGCTCGGCTGCAGCCTTTTGCTTCAAATAAAGGTCTGCATATATGCCACCATATTGACGCGGCTGAGCTAATTTATCTGCAGCATCTGAAGCATTGCCAAAAGCATCTTCAAGTTTATTGATGCCGATAGTCGCAGCAGTAATAGCAGCTACTAGAGTTGCACCGTAAGCAATAGCGCCAATAGGGTTTAGAACTGCCATTTCAGCAATAGCAGCGCCTACAGCAGTGGCTCTTAGGATCTTGTATGAAGCTGTTAAAGCCTTGATAAACTTTTGAACGGTGGTAATGCCAGCAATTACTTTGCCAGCAGTCCATACAGCAGCAAATGTTACTGCTAGGGATTTCAGTAGGCCTAAGTTATCTCTGACGATAGTTCCAAGAGTCTTGAAAGCGTTTCCAGCACTCTTGCCAAAGTCTAGGATCTTCTGTTGTAACTCATCAATGTTCTGGCTGCCAGTGGCGATCATCAAGCCATCAATTAAGCCTTTACCTAACGACTCACGAGCCATCTCAGCTGAGGCCTTAATGCGGTTAAGACTGACTGCAAAAGTCTTAGAAGCGGCCTCTGAAGCGCCACCATAGACTTCAAGAAACTTCGCTTGAACTTCTATAGCTGACATAGTCTTTAACTCTAAAGCTGAAAGGCCAAGGGCATATTTCTTCAATCCCTTGTTATTTCCTGCCATGACGTTTGCGATGTCGCTTGCAACAGTAACCAGATCTTGTGAAGAACCAGCAGAAACATCTAGAGATAATTTAAGTAATTCTTGTGCCTTAATAGCATCACCGGTTGAGGTAACCAGTTTGGTAAAGGCCGGACGAAGCTGTTCATCGAGAACGCCTGTAGCCAATTGAGTCTTATCGATCATGGCTTCGATGCTAGATGTAAAAGTCTGCAAGCCCAGGTTCTTTAGAGTATTGGCTAGCATTGCTGCTGCCTTCTCATCTTCGGCGAAAGCCTTTGCTGAGTTTGTTAGAAGTGCAGTAATACCGCCACCAATGGCAGCGCGCTTAATAGTTTTTGCTAAATTATCAATGGCCTTTTCAGAAGCGGAGAAGGCTTTCTTGCCAGTAAATTGCGCTGCAATATCAATGACTATATTACTCATCGCTTAGCCTTTCTCCAGACAAAACCGCGTCTTTCAAAGTTTTCTGAAGCGCGTAAAATTGCTTTGATAACTGCATCGTTAGCCTTGCCGCCATCTTCTTTCCATGCACGAAAGATTGCGCGGCCTTTCATCTGTCGGCCTCTGCGACCTGCACCAGTTGCGGAGTTAGCATCCACAATTGGACTTTCCTGATTTAATGCTTGGATGAATAAAGAACCAGCCTCAGGGTTATTACTGTGTCCATAATTCTTACCAGTAGAGGTTGTGTATGTATAACCTTTACCAGATATGGTTACGGTCTTTGCTTGCTCACGACCATAAGGGTGAACTCGGCCAGCAGTTTCATAAATAGCACCAGCAGCACTCTTATTGCGAAGCTGAGCTAATGCTCGCCATCCTCGTGAGTTAGGCTTTGAAGGACTTGTCTTGTAACCGATACCAGCCTTTGCCGCTGTGCTAGACCATTCTGGAAACTTACCTGTTTCAGAGGTTCTGCCCCACCCCGATATTGGCGCTTCTGATGGAATGTATCCACGAGCAACAGCCGCAATCGGGGCTAGGGCAGCCCGCATTTCTTTTTGGAGTTGAACAGCCAGATCAGGTGCATAGTCGCGAAGGGCTTTACGCAGTTCGATTGCGCCCTTTACTTCGACTGGCATCTTTCATCTCCTTGTTTCGATCCTTCATAGCCTGTAGCAAAGCCTTGAACATTCTCGAATCAAGTTCGAGCAAGTCGTTAGGCGATAATCCAGTTTCTAAACTTAGTCTTGCAACTAAATAAGTAAATGAATCTCGCCCTAGAATTCCGGGTCGTCATCGAGGACTTCCACTTTGGAAAGTGTGTCCAAGAAGGCTGCTCCGAAAGGTTTTACTGTTTCACCAGTACCTTCAAAGCTGCGACGCAGACATTCCCAAGCAAGGAAATAGACGTCACTTTGGCGCTCTAATTCTCTGAACGCACGATGAAAACCCATCTTTGCATGTAACTCGAATGCGTACTCGATCGATGGTGTTATCTGATGCTCAGATACAGTGCCATCGGTTCTAGTGATCTTTAACTTTGCCATTCTTTAGCCCTTTTCTTTAGTAGTTAGATTACCAAGTACCAGTTGTTGCTAGTTCAGTCTTGCTGTTGCAAGTAAAGGTAATTTCAATCATGGCTTCATCAGCGACAGCACCTGCAATGTCGGTGATATTGTCCACCAAGATCGTACCAGTATAAAGAACGTTTGTTGCAGCTACTGCATCAGTTTTATTCTGAATAGCCTTGAATGCAACGGTTGTGCCGTATGCATCTTGTAGAGTCTTTAGAACGCTACCTGTGCCACGATCGTTCAAGAATGATACTGTGATGGTGTCAGAAGACAAACCAGTCACAAATTTGTGGGCGGTATCGCCCATCGCACTTACCTCGATCTGGTCTGACTGACGATTAAGAGTGAACGCTGTCACATGGTCAGAAAGATCTACTGTCGCGATTTTGAACCCGACATTGTTGTTAAGAAAAATACCTGATGTATAGGCCATGATTATTCCTCGTCCTTCTTAGTAGTTGCTGGCTTTGCTGGTGCATCGGTGATCTGACCAATCTTCTTCAAGAAGGCTAGATCCTCTGGTGTTAGGTCTGACATATTAACTCCAACTTGTTAGGATTGATACGGACATCTCGCAGCTGAGCAGATCACCTGATGCAGCATTGAGAACGCTAGGGGCAGATACGCTGCCTACATTATACGACAAAGAACTGGCAGCCAATAGATTAAACACAGAAACAACATTGGCTTCAATACCGTTGAGGTTTCCTTCATTGTCAAATAGAGGCACAGTCAAAATAATTTTAAAATTAGCAAGTGGGCTAACTGTGTTATGAGAATTATTGCTAGGGGCGATGTATGGATCGTCCGGGCTGATAATTATAGAATTCGCGAGCACCACGCTTGGCGGAAACGCAAAAGTGCTCCAAAGTGAATTATTAACCAAAGCTGTGGCCAGCGTAGTTCGAAGGGTTGTTATCGCGGCTGTCATTAGCCCACCATTGAGCGAGGGTCTAGCGCATGTGCGATCAATCCTCTAATCCGCGCCAAAAGGGTATTGCCCATTCGGTACGGTGAGGGCTGGAAGTCTGGACTTACTCCGCCACTATTACTAGTCTGACGGCTTTGCCAGATATCAACAGCTATCTCCAAAGCGGCTGTCTGGACTGCTGAATCTGCTGTCCAGTCAATGTAAGACTCACCAGTTACGATGCCATAAGGGGTAATTGGGTGGCGCACTGTATCTGAAGTGTGGGTGGTTGTTACTGAAAAAGAATAAGGGGTTACAGCAGTAATGGTTTTAGTGCCATTGTATTTAGTACCACAATTAGCAATAGTTACTGACTGACCTACATAAAAATTAACTGGTACATCAAAATAAAGAGTGCCAACAGTGCCGGTATTACCATGAGCTACTGGGTATTGAGTATTAGCCCAAAGCATTGGAAGTAGGACTGCATCAGATGCGTCGCACACTTCTTGAAGGGTCGCTTCTGCGTAAAGTGTGCCAACGCCTAGAGTGCTGCGTAATTCGGCAACTGTGCAAAGTGACATTTATTTCCCTTCGTTAAGACCCAGAGGGGGCAAGGGCTATGCCCCCTCTGAGCGACTTAGTAACGGCTAACTGATTAAGTTAGGTTAAAGCGGCGTACGCCCCCGCCCCAGATTGGAGCGATTGCATAATAACCATAAACTGCCACCTGCAATTGCCCATTGGCAAGAGCTTGGACTTGCAGCGTTGTCTTTTGAGCCTCGTAGAATCGGAATGCATCTGGTGAGATGATGAATGCTGACTCATCGATCTTTGTTGTAACTGACATGTGTGGATCTACTGAAAGACCAAGACCTAGTACGTTACCAACAATCGATTGACCTGAAGCAACACCAGCAGCGTTTGAAGGCTGTGCGGCATTGAATAGAGGACGATAAGTTGTGTCTTCAGCAGCAAGAATATCTGACCACCATGCTGTATTGACGATTAGGTTCTTTGCAAACTTACCTGAAGCTGCATAGGCCTTTGGTGTTTCAACAGCGATGAATGACTTCAAGCCAGCGATTGTTGCAGCTGTTGCTGTTGCTTGTGTACCTGATGCTGTGAACGCTGCAATTACTGCAGAGTCTGTGTATTTAGCGTAAGCGTCGTTGAGCTCACGAATTAATTGGTCATAAAAGGCAGGCGAACTTCTGTCCAGAAGTTCCCAGGAAATGGTTTGAATTCCCGCTGCTTTTTTAACATCAACTGTTAAATATGTGCTTGTCATTTCGTCGCCACCAAGAGCGCCGTTTTCTGCTTCAATTGTTACAGAAGGTGCTTGTGACAAT